ATACAAAGACCTGAAAGGCGGATGTTACTCTGTGAAAGCTGACCAGATATTATATCTGATGGTCTGCGATGACGAAGATTATAATTACGGAAAGGAGACGGAAGAATGAAAGTTGAAATCGACGGAACCAAAGGCGAAACCTGGAATCCGATAACGGGATGCTCGAAAATCTCTACAGGATGTAGAAACTGCTATGCCGAACGCATGGCGAAACGTCTTGCTGGTCGTTATGGATATCCAGAGCAGCCGCATCACTTTGATGTGACTTTTCATGAGGACAAACTGAATCAGCCATTGAAATGGAAAAAACCTCGCATGATCTTTGTTTGCAGCATGGGTGACTTATTCCATGATGACGTAAAAGAAGAAGAAATTATGAAAGTCTTTGATGCGATGTGTGACGCCCCACAGCATACTTATCAAATCCTTACAAAACGCCCTGAGCGTATGAAGTGGATTGTAAAACAGTACACAGATTATATTTGGCAAGGGATTCCATCTAACATTTGGCTTGGTGTCACAGCAGAAAATCAAGAAGCAGCCGATGAGCGCATCCCCTGGTTATTGTATACTCCTGCCGCTCTACACTTCGTCAGTGTTGAGCCAATGCTAAGCTCAATAAATATGGATGATTTTCAGCCATTTAGACGTAAATTCAAAGGGTTTCGTGCAGCGCAGGGGTTAATGAAAGGCAAAGTTGACTGGGTTATTTGTGGTGGTGAAACGGGACCAGGCGCAAGGGAAATGAAGGCAGAATGGGCATTCGATTTATATCAACAATGCAGGGGTGCAGGCGTACCATTCTTTTTCAAGAAGCCAGGCGATGCTTTTACCGGAAATAAAATAAATTTACCTAATGTTAGACAGTGGCCGGAGGTATATGAATGAAAAAGGCAAATTGGAAAATTGGCGACACATATTGGGTTTATGAAAATGGCGAAAAAGTATATGGGCGAATAGTTAATATCCTTGAAAGCGGCATATATTGTGTTGCGTGGTCAAACAGAATAACTACCACGCTAGAGAAAATGCCAGACCCAGCAAACGACTGGCTTAGAATATTTGGTGAGAGCGAGGATGAATGAAGATAATTTATAACTCCGGATTACTTACGGTTACAAAGTCGTCCATTGATGATAAGTATACATTCCATGCAAATAGGATGCCAATACTAATAACAACCGCGGAGGGGGCACTTGAATTGGCTGAGGCTATCATAAAAGAGGAAGATGAAAGTGAGGATGAATGAAAAAGCTGCTGATATTCCTGGCTGGCTTTGTGACGGGCGTGATTGCCGTGAACCTGTATGAACTATTTGGTATACCGGCGATGCCGGATGATGACTATCACGAGTGGACTGAGGATGAACTGTTAGGCATAGACAAGCTATTCACCCCAGAAGAGTTTGATGAGCTCGCCAGTCTTGAGGACACGCAGCCTATTTATATTGGCGCCGATGATGAATTATGCGCATGGAAATTGGGTGGAGTGAGTGAGTGATGGCTAAAAGCAATTTGGAAGAGACACTGCTGCTACTTATCAGGGCAGAGGGGCTGCCTGAACCTGAACGGGAATTTATGTTTGCTAAAAGCATAGGCAGAAGATGGAGGCTGGACTTTTCATATCCTGATAAAAAGATAGGAATTGAGGTCCAAGGTGGAATCTATACTAGAGGCGCACACTCCAGGGGGACAGGGCTTGAGCGTGATTACGAAAAATATAATCAGGCGCAAGTATTGGGATGGGATGTATATCAGTTTAGCCGCAAGATGATTGAAAGCGGCGAAGCGATTGAAACGATTAGAAAAGCATTGGAGGCATGATGTTCGCGTATGGATTACTTGTAGGGATATTTGTTGGTAGTTTTATCGGCTTGCTTATCGGCGCTTTATGTAATGCCGCTGGTAACGCGGACGACAAGGCAGGGTATGAGTAATGCCGATTTGGGATTAATTGATCAACTTAGAGAAATGGAGTTTGTAAAATGAAACGACTAATCGAACGGATTAAAAGGATATTTTGCAAAAAGCAGACAGACGAACAGATTAAAGAAGAATATCGGATCCACTTTTACGGGATATAATAGAAAAACCTTTGACAATTCTTATATATCTGTGATATAATAGGATTATACGGCGAAGCACACCGGAATTAACGCTTGTGGACAGAATGTAAGACCGATAAAACACCATCGGCTGTCTGGGCGAAGCAGGAAGTGAGCAGCACAGCATGAAGCATAAGTCTCGCGTGCCCTTTTTAGGGATTCCTTGCACAGGGAAGCTGGGAGGAATATCGTAGATTTTTTTACGGGATATAATAGAAAAACCTTTGACAATTCTTATATATCTGTGATATAATGGGTTATCGAATTAAATATTTCACGGAGGTTATTAATGGAATTTGCACCTGAGATTTTGGCGATTGTTATTGGCTTCATGGTTCTGAGTAACCGGCTTGTTGAAGCGCTCGTCACCCCCATTTTCGAAAAGTACAAATTAGAGAAGTTTTGGCTGATGTATGTAGCCTGGGCAGTATCCGGCATTCTTGTTTGGCTTTCGGGCCTGAACCTATTTGTTGAATTTATGCCAGATCCACTTGTTGGAAAGATTTTGACTGCGATTGTGGCAGGTGGTGGTGCAAATTTGCTCCATGATCTGGCAGACCGGCAAGGCGAAATTCTACAAGGCGAGACCGAATCATTCACAGAAGAAGAGTAATAATCATCGGAGCACATCATGGAAGACGGACAGATTTTAGCCATTGTAGAAGAACGCACAAGACTCTTGCCTGATATGGATAAGCGATTGCGTGAAGTGTCTGAAAATCAAAAGATTTTGAACACCCGTGTTGACCGCACAGAAAAAGATATACAGGTAAATCGCCAGAAAATTGATGCTATTGATGATAAGGTTGATAACTTGAAAATATGGGACAGAGTTTGGAATGGCGTCAATTCCCTTGTCTTGGCTGTGCTTATCTATCTGCAGACGGGAAAGATGCCTTGAGATGTTCGACGTTCTTCTGGCGCGGTTACGGGTAGCAGAAAATCAAATTACCATGCTGGAGAAGCGTGTGTCTAGGCTTGAAGGCGAAACAGACGTAATCCAGGAGCGCACCTGTGAGCATGAGAACAGGCTTGAGGACTTGGAAACGTGGCAAGAAAAGGTGGATGACATTATTGAAGAATACTAATTTCATTTTCTCTTCTCCTTCCGAAATGGTGGGATGCTGGGTTTTTCTTCTCCTTTATCCCGAAGGCACCCCACCAGGAATTATTTTATGCGGTCATGCCAGCGGTAATGCCTGGAAATTGTCTTAGAGCTAGGCTGGACGCCTTACATAACCCAGGAACCGTATAAGGAATTATTGCGCGTAATTCATGGTATGTAACTCAATGGTAGAGACTCGGAAAAGCCGAGAGCTGTTGGTTCGAATCCAACCATACCCGTGAGGCCCTACACGTAAACAGGGGCTACGTCTCGGGCTCCTCAGACTGAAAAAAATATGGAGTTTAGTTTATGCGCTGTTTGAGAAAGATGGGCGATCTTGGCGAATGGTCATTCGCTAAAAGAAAGTCGCCACCCCACCAGTCAGGGGATAGGTCCCCACCTCCTGACCAGAGGTTGTTATGTCGTCAGTCATATGGCTGCGATGAAGATACGTAAAACGTGACTGGAGCGCATAAGGAATTATGAAATTCATTATGGAGATTGGCATAGATGACCCCTGACCCGATTGCGATGTTTGATGGCGAGATTATTCGCGTAAAGACGATGGCAGATGGCAGCCCACGTTTCGAGTTTGAGGCTGGCGAACCTGCTATATCAGTAATGCAAGCGTTAGCAGAAGCGCAGGCGTCACGAAAATACCTGATGATTATTGTTTATGATCTTGAGGACTGGAAAGCCCTAGAATGCGAAAATTGACGAAGGGGTACAGGATTTAGGTATGGCTAATAGTTACACAGCAAAGCAATTTATAGACGCTATCCCAAATACGGGTGGCGTTATTTCGGATATTGCTAAAAAGGTTGGCTGTTCTTGGCATACCGCAAAAAAGTACATTGATGAATACTCGACTGTCAATGAGGCGTGGCAGGCGGAGCGTAATCGGATTACAGATAAGGCTCGAAATAACATTATCAAGGCAATCGAAAAAAGCGACTTGCAAATGTCAAAATGGTGGTTGCAAGTTATGGATGATGAATTTGTTCCACGGGAAAGGCGCGAAGTAGACCAGTCTGGCGGCGTTGAGATAGTGGTGAGATATGCTGACGACAAACGTAACGATACCGACTCCGCATAAGAAGCAGGCGCAGTTTATTGATAGTCCTGCAAAGCGAAAGATTATCAGAGCAGGACGGCGTGGCGGCAAGACCGTTGGCATGGCGATACTTGCGATTGAAAAGTATTTAGATAAACGGCGGATATTGTATGCAGCACCAACACAAGACCAGATTGAGCGGTTTTGGTTCGAGGTGACGAATGCATTAGCAGAACCGATACAAGCCGGCGTTTATTACAAGAATGAGACGAGGCACATTATTGAGGTTCCAGGAACTGAGAACCGGATTAGGGCTAAAACAGCATGGAACGCTGATTCTTTGCGCGGCGATTACGCGGACGTGCTGATTTTAGACGAGTATCAACTCATGGACGAAACAGCGTGGTCTGAGGTTGGGGCGCCGATGCTGCTGGATAATAACGGAGATGCTGTTTTTATTTACACACCACCTTCATTACACTCCAGAAGTACATCAAAGGCGCGAGATCCACAACATGCTGCCAAACTGTACAAAAAAGCTCAGGCGGACGAAAGTGGACGCTGGGAAGTGTTTCACTTTACGAGCTGGGAAAATCCGCACATCAGCAAACAGGCGCTTGAGGATATAGCAAAGGACATGACTGCACTTGCAATCCGGCAAGAGATTATGGCGGAAGACATCGACCAGGCACCTGGTGCATTATGGACTCGTGATATTATTGAGGCAGGGCGTGTAGTAAAGTCACCTGACAACTTGACTTCTGTTGTTGTTGGCGTTGACCCATCGACTACAAGCGGTGGAGATGAAGCTGGAATTATAACAGCCGGCGTGCTTGGAGATGGTTACTATACTCTTGCTGACGATAGCTTACAGGGGAGTCCAGAGGCATGGGCGCAAGCAGCAATCACGGCTTATCATCGGTACAAAGCGGACTGCATTGTCGCAGAAAAGAACAACGGCGGCGAGATGGTTGAAAGCGTGATTCGTCAAGCTGTTATTAATGCTAAAATGAAGGATAAAACAATAGGTGAAGTTCCTGTGAGACTGGTTTGGGCATCACGCGGCAAGGCCACCAGGGCAGAACCGATTAGTGCAATTGCTGAAAAAGGACGTGATCATCATGTTGGAAACTTTGAACAGCTTGAGGATGAGTTGTGTATGTGGGTGCCAGGTGACGCAAGTCCGAACAGGCTTGATGCTAAAGTTTGGGCGATGACGTATCTGACAAACAAACACGGCGTTATCCTGTTTGGGGCATAGGAGAGATATATGGCAAGCAATTATAAAACGATAACGGAAATACCTGGATGGTTCAATCGCCTCACGGATGACGGCGTTCCTGACAGCAATGCAACATTATACGCACAAGTCCCTTATTTGTTCCGGCTTGTGCAGATACGATGCGACACCTTATCAGGCGTTCCTATCAAGCTATATAGCGGTGAAGAGGAAACGGAATGGCCGTACCCAACTGATATTACAGAGCTGATCTGGAAGTGGGAGGCAAGCGCGTTATTATCAGGCGCTGCTTATGGTGAAATTATCACCAATGATAGCAAGTATCAAAAGGATATAGTTTATCGCAATCCTTTTGATATGAGCGTCAAGTGGGTGAAGCCAGTTATTGATAGTAATGGTGAACGCAGGGGCGGATACATTGAGATAAAACAGAACGAGTCCGGCGCTGTTTGGCGCAATAACTTTTATACCGGCGAGTATGAGATGGTTTATCTTGCGGAGTTTGATCCTTCGCAGGATTTGTTACCAGGTATTGGATCCGGTAAAGCCGCGAACATGGACGCAAAGTTGTTGTTCGCGTTATCCAAGTTCCCTGAAGCCTATTTTGAGGGTGGGACGATGCCTGTCACCATGATAGGCGTGGATACTACGAATGAGAGTGAAATTAACCGTATTGAATCTTTTTTCAAAAAGGTCGCGACGGGACTTAAAAATGCTTTTCGTGTGATCGGCGTTAGAAGCGGCAGTATTGACGTAAAGACGGTGACGCCGCCCATCAAAGACCTTGCCATGCCTGAGTTATCCGATATGGCAAAGCATAACATGAGCGTTGCGTTTGGTGTGCCAAAGACCTTACTGGACAGTGAGGCGGCGAATTACGCAACGGCTGTTGAAGACCGCAAATCCTTTTACCAGGAAACGATTATGCCGAGAGCAAGGACATTTAAGGCTGTGCTGAATAGGCAGCTTCTTGAGCGTGAAGGTTTACGGCTTGAGTTTGCTTTCAATGAGCTTAAGCTATTCCAGGATGATGAGAATGTACGAGCCGACCTTGTGCTGAAATATGTCCAGGCGGGCTTACCCGTTGAGTTAGCACTTGACCTTGCCGGCAAGGATATGACCGATGAACAAATGGACATGCT